TGATTATCTCCATATTTGTTATTGATAAATACAGAGATAAGGTATTGAGAAAATTAATCAACACGCAAAGGATATTGTTGGTCATTTTCGTGATGAATGGCCTACCTTAAATAGCTATTCAGATATAACAGGGTTCATACATTAAAAATGTCAATTTACACGCCCACACAGGAATAACTCACCTTAACAAGGTTATCGTTTGTAGCTGAAACTGAAAAGGTATAATCACTACCCGATGGAGTCTCTACGGTGTGGAATAGCGTCACACTTGAACCTGATGCCCTGCCATGATCATATTCAAAGGCAGCGGTTTTATCAGATTCAACAAGTAGACCATTGGCATGTCATTTGATAAACAGCATAGTAAACAACCCAATTGAAGTAAGCGTGAACCAGTATATTGCCAGAAGCGCCACTTCTGCAGGTAAACGCCGAGTTGTTGATACTCCCGGATGAAACAATCGTATTCCTTTCATTACCCTTCCATACCCCCCCAGCGCCAATAACTTTTCCTTTCCATCGATACGATACTTTAAACGCCAGTAGCGTGATCCGTTGGTTTTAACCAATAAGTAGAGGCCGCCACCATCAGCCATCTTGTAGGGTTTATCTTTGGGCTTGGCAGTCTCTACTTGTCTGGCATTGAGCTTCATCTGGGGGCATCTCCTCTAGACCGAACACAACATGCCCCCACCGATGCCCCCAACTCACTGTAGATTTACATGAATGTGAGTAGACGAACAGAGACAGTAAGAGCCGTAAAACCACGTATTATAAGGGTTTAAAGGGTGTTTGAGTAAACTTAGGGAGACGTTAAAAATAGGTAGGATGGTGCCGATAATAGGAGTCGAACCTACGACCTTCGCATTACGAATCAGAAGAACCAAGTGTAACCAATTGATTTTAAAAGCCATCACCGCATTCACATAGGCATAGAAGATGGCACAAGATGAAAGATGTATAATGGTGCTGATTTGTGTGTGGCACAAATATGGCACACGCCAAGAGCAGAGCGTTAGCGCAAGACGAACACGGAATCACGCCGATGTGAGTTGTTTTGCGCTAATTTTTTGCCCCATATATGCCCAGCATGATAATTTGAACTCAAACAGCAATCAGTGTTGCTGACGTGTCGTAAAAATACAGCGTCCCTGATGAGATGATTTCTATCCTGATGTTTGTTACAGCGCCGACCATCCCAGCGTTATACGGAATAGTTATCCAGCGCGCATCATTGCGCCACGCGATACGGATCGGAGTTGATGAATTGAGCGGCGGCGATAGCGCATTCTGTACCGTTCCGTCCGGACGCTCAGTTACCCACGCGATATTATCCGCCCGCAGTTGAACAGGTTGAGCGTTTCCGCTGCGCGTAACAATGATATTGCTCGATGTGAATTGCCCGAACGCCGCAGCATCAATAACCGGGATACTGATTTCCATCATCCAATATTTTTGTGCCGAAACCGTCATCCCAGACCAGCGCTTAACTGAATTATCAGCATCAAAAATGGGTGAGTCGGCAATATCAACGGGTTCAGTTGGGAACAATTTTTTGAACACGCCGCCGTCATTGATCCACGCGGCGGCCACGCGTTTAATCACCCCGGCATCATTAATGTCGAGGCGTTTAACGGGAGCAAACGAGCCCCCTGATTCACGAAATATTGGCATTTAACCCCTCGCTAAACTTGGTGCCAGATATGGCCCGCTGCGTAGCCTGCGGCGCTGGCCGGTGGTTCACTCGTCGATATCGTGTACCCCACCCCTAGATTGTCGCGCGCAGTCGGTTTGTCAGACACATCTGCTAGATTCTGGGATTTCTCCAGATAGTCTCCGCCCGATTTCCCCCACGCACTAAACACGATAGGATTCGCGCCCGCGTCAACGCAGTAGCGGTGATAAACGTCCGTGCTGTTGTACGGGTAGTATGACTGGCGAATGCCTGCGTCGGTCGTTCTGATAACGTCTAGCATACCCGCCAGTGCTACCGGATAATTACGCGCCAGCGTTGCGTTGCTCGTCAGTGATTGGAATTTACGACCAGGTGATAACACAGTGTTCAGATTCTCAGTGCCCATTGACGCTGTAGCCTGCGGAACGGCGTTAACGTCAGCCGCGGTGAGGCTGTCTTTTGTTGCCAGTCCGCCCAGCCCCAAATTACTCCGCGCTGCGGCCTGATCTGTCGCGCCAGCGGCGGCAATCTCAGATAGATTGTTATCAATCTGCAAATAGCGCTCCGGCACAACCTCTTCAGTCGCCGTGATCGTTATCGAGTCAGTAACGCCGGAGCTTGCACCCGTCAGCGTCAGTGTTGCTGTGCCGCCCGAACTGATCGTTAATGTGCCATCGATCGATAGCGTCGCTATCGTTGAATCGGACGATGACGTTTGCACTGATTCCGTATAGCCAGACGGGCTGTATGTGATCGGTATAGTGTACGTTCTGTCAGCAATCAGATTTGGCGGGGCATTGCCGATATCGATGCTCGTCAGATAGATATGCTGCGTTATCGTTGCGGTAGATGCTAATCCTGTCGATACACTGGCGATTACGCTCTGCGTGCCGCTAACGCCGCTGTTTGCAGTGTACAGGCCGTTACTATCGACGCTCCCCAAAGTCGGATCGGATACTGACCACGTCACAGGGTAATCAGCCGCAACGTTAGCAGGTAAAACTGTTGCGGCTAGCTGCTGCTGTCCACCAGCATTTATCGTACTGCTTCCTGGTGAAATGATAATAGCGGTCGGATGATCCGGTTTATCAGTGCTGACACCTTGGATGTAGAGCACAGTAAACGTTGTGCTGCTGTTCCAGTTGCTGTCATAACGAAACTCTATCGCATCACCAGCGGTGAGCTGCACGTCAACTAATTGACTAAACGGCAATATCTCTCGTCGATGATGTCCGTGCCCCTTTGACCCTGTCACATAGCCATAAAATGGTGTCGTATTAACGAGAGAGCCATTAACAAACAGTTTACTCTCCCAATAGTTCCGTGTTTCCACACCATCTGCGGTGTAGTGGCCGATAATCAGAAGCTGGACGCAATCTGTCGGCGCATTCAGCACCACTGAGCCCTGAGCGTCGATATTCACTTGTGCGACCTGAAGGTTTCCTACACGCGTCAGCGAGTCGTTAATCTCGTCGATCTCGCCGTCTATGATGTCGGTGCGCTCTTTGAGTCGCCGCGGCGATACAATTGTCGTTCCGCTCGTACCGTCTGTGACCTCCTGAGCGGTAGCCTCACGATAGATAAACTCCTGCCATTTTGTTTCGTCCGTGCCAGGCACTGACGTATTGTTGTCAGCGATCGATACATACGACTTAAACGGCTGGTCTGCGGCTGCGCGATAGCGAATAACAGCGCCGGAGTTGTACGCAAATGCCCCGCCGTTGTTGTCAGCAGGAGTGATGTATTCAGGAAATCCAAACATCTGATACTGGCGCACAGCGTTAGTGATAGCGTACAGAATTGCATTCATTACTTCTCGTTCGACGGGTTTAGCGTTCGCATCGGCTGTCGGGTCTTTTGCGTAATCGCCGCCCCAGCCTGACGGGAACGATACAGCGCCGCTGCTCTGTGTTGTATCGGGAATGGTCTGACGGTCGCCGCTCTGCGCAAACGGCACGCGAAAAAATTTCTGATCCATCTATTTTGCTCCAGAAATGAAAAAGGCCGCTAATTCAGCGGCCGGATAATAAAATTTGATTTACAAGCTATTTGACGGCCAACTCTCGTCAATCATTTCCGCTGTTAATTCATTCTGTAGCAGAGAATTAATGAGTGATTGCTCTCGACTAAAACAGGACTCGACGTAATCAATGACAGCATCATGCAGCGCGAGAATATCAGCCGATGATAAATCAATAAATTTACCGTCAATAGTTTTCCAGTTGAATGTTTTATTTTCGTCGCGCAGGCATTTAATCGCCGCACCACATAACATAGTTTTGCTGCGATCTGTTGTGTGGAATTGATTGCCATTAAATGTAATTCCCGCCGTCTCCCTCTCATATCGAGATAACGCAATCGCATCACGCGTTAACTGTTCACTAATAACCCAGCCCCACGTATTAACATCCCATGTGTAGATTTCAGGGTGGGGCTCTGGTTTTTTCGGCACCTCAATGTAACCCAAAAACGTTAAATCATCACCGCTACTGACATATTCCATAATATCCAGACGTAACCAATATCGTAACATTATATTCCCCTATGGTATTTGATACGCTAATTTATAATTCCCCGACGCTATATTTCTGAATGTCACATTGTCATTTCTCCAACGAATCTCCACCTCTGCTGGACTTTGTAATCTCCATGACGATGTGTTGTTTACATTGAGTAATAGACGGTCAATGGTCGCGACATCTGCCGCCGGATCGGTAATATCAAGCGCAAATGCGAACGCCAGCGAGTCTGGCACACCGTTGTTTGCGGAGAACAGTTGCGTCCACTGTGTCGCCGTAATAGCGCCTAGCTCTGTTGGCGTCATGCCGTCAGCGATCAGTTTCGTTGCACCTGCTGTATCTGCTGATAGCGCCCCCGCATCAATCCACGCCCCGTTCCGCCACACATGCCAGTTCACCAAATCACGCGTGACAGCGACACGTACTTTACCGTTACCATTCTGCGTGGACATTAGCGTTGCGGAATTGATTTGTGACCATGATGATGCGGATGATAACGTTTTTTGGATTGCGATTTGAGAATGGGGTAGATAGGCAACTCGTATATCCAGACGATTCTGAGCATACACGGAAATCGGTGATATCGGCGATATTGATGAATCACTGATTACGCCTGACGAAGAAAACCCCTGACTGAAATCAGCGCCTGATAATTCATTTAGCTCGCCATTATTTGCTGTATACCAATTATTGTCTCCACCACGAATTAACATATTCGCACCGGGGAAAATCTTTATGTTTTGAACCACAGCATATGACTCGTTAGCATTAGATGCTGTTATCAATATTCTGTATGATGAATACGCGACTGATATCGATAGCCTGTATTCTCTAACTGCCCCTGCATTATTGTTAGTGTCGTTATTAACAGAATGCAGAGTCTCCCATATTGTTCCGTCATTACTCCCCTCAAATCGCCATGTTTTCGGGCTACTAATTACAGATGACAATCTGTTTTGAATTGAATACCCCCCGATAGTTTTCGCGGACGGCAGATCGATTCGTAGCCACTGCGGTGATACGGATGGACCTACCGCAGAATTCCAAAAACCTGAATTGACACCGGAGAACGCCATCCAGTCAGCGTTCGCTGCGCTATACGTTGATGACGCAGATACAACATAACCAACGGGTGATGTGTTTGATGTCATATCAGGAATAATTGACGCTGTACTAGCATCATGAATTTCTAATGATTTCGCCCCTGATCGTATATTTGCAGAGTAATAAGAACCATCTGGAGAGAGGCCAATTACCCCGCCCGAATACCCATGCATTGTACCGTCAAAGACGACGGCATCAGTTACGTTGTAAGCGGCGCTGCTGGACGCATTAAAATCATCAACTAAGAACGTAACGTTTGTTGTCCCCGCCTCTTCCTTGAGTGCAAACGCAGCGAGATTAAACGCACTCTGTGTACTGATGTTAAACGTATGCAGTTGTCCCGCACTGGCCCCCTGACGATCGACGACAATATAGCCTGCCGCGCCGCCAGAACCACCGGCTGCACTGATAATGGTTTTCCCGTTAATCGGGTTATAACCTAACGTTACGCCTGTCCCAGCTTCCAGCGATGCGGTAATGAGTTGCTGGGTTTTCTGTGTGTAGTCTGTGATATCTGCCGTTGTGTGTGTATGAACAGCAGCGGCAGCACCCATTTGCGCAGGCGTTGGCGCGAGATTACCAGAGCCCAGTAGCGACTGTCCGAATAGCGATCGAATGTTGGTGCCAGACACCAGCGCAGGCTGTTTCGCGTTCCATGCCGTTTTTTCCGCAGTCGTGGCAAATTTCCGCGTCGCCGTCTCTGTGATTTTGTCCGCGTCGTAATCGCCGTTTTGCGCCGCAACCGCGCCAGTTCGCCCGTAGACGGATGACACGCCGGAAACCGTAGCTGACTGCCCGGCAACCCAATTTGCGGCTACGGCAGGGTTCGAGCCGCCGTTGAGATAGAACAACTGGTCTATATCGGCCTGCGCACAAATCGTGAGATTTGCAGATGACGCCAGCGCCAGCCGCGCCGCTTGGTTTGCTACGACGACATAGCGCGACGCGAGCACTGTTAACATCGACGCGGGGATTTTGCCGGACGCATCGAGTTGCAGCCAGCCGTTAGACTGATTCGCCAGCGACCGCTGAACGTAACGTGCATCACCGCGTGTTTCATCAAAATATTGTGTATGCGGATCGAGAGCTGTTACGTGCGCAGTCATCAGCGCGTCAGCCGTCCCCGCAGCATCGGCACCAACATCGTTATACGTGACAACGACATTTCCCGTTTTACCGTTTACTGACATAACCAGACGCGTGGACAGATTTAACAGACGGTCACGTAGCCACTGCGTGCGGTCCGCTAGCGCTTTCGCTTGCCAGTTGGCGGGATTAATATTGTCTCCGTCATATCCGAGCACGGGCGTTTCAGTCGTCAGTAATTTAACTACAGGGGTAAATTCTGCCGCCTCCTGCATGTCGGGCAGATCACTGATATCTGGGATTTCAACCTGGTCTGACATTATCAACCTCTGAATTTCGCACGGCCGTTAAACGACACGGCACCGTTAAAAAAAATGTTCGTAATCACCTCGCCGCTCTGCACGTTTTCCCATTCACACAGTGGTGTGAGAACCTGAGCCCGGGCTACGACAGTGAATTCATCGAATTGTGGCGTTGTGCTGAATAGGCCGTTAGCATCCGTAACTAATCGCTCAGTAGCTGTAGCACCGCCCGCCAGCGTGTAAATCAGCGTGATATCGATATCCGAAACAACTATCCCCGCCGCAGCCGTCAGCGCGCCGGATAGCACGCCACCGGAGAACGTCAGGGTTAATTTCAGGTTCGTGTAGATTTTGATACCGTCGCCGTGCCAGAACGGGGCGCGGAAATTGCTGTAGTGCTGGCCGAAGCCAAACGGTTTGTACGTGATAACTCGGACATCCTTTGTCCCTACCCCTTGCGGGCGTGGGATCAGGTCATAATCCTGAATGAGTTTCTGCGTGCCGATATCAACGTTGTGAGTGAACCAGATCAGGCGCATTTCCATGTCCTGCCCGTCAAGCAACCGTGTTGGCTCATTCATGATGTAGTCGGCGGCGAACTGGATTTTGTCAATCGTGGCCACGCTGTTGTTTTTGAAAATTTTCGCCTTAATCATTCGGCGAAACAGATCGTCATCAACAGGAGCTGGCTGACATGCAGGTGAGAACGTACCGAGCGGTCGCGTGCGGTAACCAACGATGCGCCCGCAGATATCAAGCTGTCCCCCCTCCGCGGCGTCGATATCCAGCATCCGTTGTATTTTATCCGCCTGCTCCTCAATGCTAGCCTGAGCGATATCCGGCAGTATTTTCAGCCATTCGATTAATTTCGGGGCGTTTTTATATTGCCAATAAACGCGGCCTAATGCCTTTTTCTGGTGGTCATACATAGGCCACCTCAATGTTATCTACACTGAAAATACCGAGCTGGTTAAAATTGATATCGACCACGGCACTCACAGCCGATACTGCCGACATTCCGACGCCGATCGACTGAACAAATCCGCTGCCTGCGACAATGTAGTTCACGGGGGTAAATAACCGTCCCGCCCCTACATCCTCGCCAATGCGAAATCCCGTTTTTGCAAATCCGGCTGTTTGCTCAAACCCGATGTTCGAATACTCAACGATAGAGCGTTTTATTTCGTCATCATCAAATCGCTGATCGCTGGAAATGCTGACGCGAACAAAGATAGGAATAAACTCCGGCCGGAAAAACGTAGCATTAAACGGGTTTCCGCCTGGCGTAACAGTATCAGTGCTGATTTTGTTCGGGATGCTGTTGTTATAGCGATTCAGCCCACAACCGGGGTTTTTCCGTTTTGCAATCGTTGCCACGATGCCCGCAGGTTCACCGCCGTCAATGAAGATCGCTAGTGAATGCCCCTCCACACCGCTTTCATCCGGTACAGATTCAGTATTTTCATAAATACGGAGTTGTTTAACACCATCAAGATTGACCAGAGCTGCATAAATATTGTCGAGTTGGTTATTGCCAGGGAACGCTACAGACTCATTGCGACGAACGCGAAACGCATTATCTGATTCCTCATCACGTCCGAGCGATGCAGGGTTTACGTTGGTAACGGCGGTAATGCCACCGATCGGCGTGGCAATGATCGACAGGTTATTGCTGTTTCCCGCCTGACTGCCCGCTGTAGTGCATGTGACGTTTACGGTTGCCGCGCCACCGCTATTCGTCGCTACCGTCGCATCTGTTGCCCATAGCGTGCCAGTAATCCGGTTTCGCACCAGTGTGCTGATCGGAATTTCAACAAGTGGCGTACCAGTAAATGTCACTGTTGTAGTAGAAAACGTCGCATCTAGCCGAGTGATGCCCGCAAATGCCGCTATACGATCGAGTTGCTGCCCAATCGCTGAATTCGGGTCTGCCGAGTGGTAGGCGCTGATAACAGCTTCGTCCAGATTCGCTAACGTTTCACACCACGCAGCGATAACGAGGCCGTCCGGCGATTCTGGATTGATATTCCAGCCGTCATCGACATCCAGATAGCGCTGGCGCATCACGGCAAGATAGCTGTTTAACGTCTGTCCGTTCACGCCATCTTTGGTAATCTCAGCCATCAGATAATTTCCTCATCAAACAGCAGTTCAAACTGTTCGTTATTGATGTCCACTAGCGATGCGTAAATTGTGATTTTTCGCGTGGTCTGGTCGATGTTGAACTCAAATCGAGTGAGGCCAATTACGCCCGGAGCAGTCAGGATCCGCTGCTTAATGCTGGCTGCGGCAATGTCTGCCTGTGTTTTACCGAGAATTGATTGAAACTACGGCGTCCCCTCTGCGGCATTGAGAAAATATTCACCGAGAAACAACCGCAGCCGCCTGATGATCTCTTGCCGTGTAGCCTCTTTTCCCGTTGCGAAATGTTCGCCGTGCGTGACAATGTCGCCGTCTATAAAATTACGGATCATGGTTAGCGCCCATAAAAAAGCCCCGGCGAATGCCAGGGCGTGAATGTGGTTTCAAATTTATTGAGGGCCGTCAGATACCCCACTGCCGCGCTCAACGCCTCCGTGCGCGTGATCATCAAACTCGATATCACCGACAGCTAATCCACCTGTGGTAACCTCTGTCCGGCCATTAAGTGTTGTTTTTCCATTGGCTGTTACGCCCTCAGGCGAAACAGTCAACGAAACGCCGCCGCATGTCAGGGTTATGCCGTCATCTGTCAGGTGGATGCGCACAGAACCGTCACGGTTGCTCATGCCCACACCTGAAGTGGGCAGATCGGGAATCGCGGTTTTCAGTGACCGATAACCGGGTGAGAAAAACGCATCGCTGGCGCTGAACATTTCAGGACCCGTTGGCGGTACCGGACCGCCCATGTCGAGCCACGCATCAACAGAGCGCTGGCTGAAATGAATATACCCCTCGGTACCCGCGGGTAACTCATGAAACAGCACCCAATCAGCAGAGCCGGAAAATTGTACAGGAACGTTAATCAACACAGATACGGTTTCAATAGCACCATCGGGCATCCTGCTTTGAATGCCGCATTCGACCTGAGCGCGTTGTTTGTTTGGGTCGTATGCCACAACATGGCCGGGCATGCCAACCATCAAATCCCCGATCATGTTCATGCTGGCGGATTGAATAGCTGAAAATAGCGGATTCGTGCTTTTCATTATGCTGCGCTCCACTGGCACCGAAACGTTGTACGCCAGTCGTCATTCCAGAAATCACCCTGATGCGTCGTTGATAGAACCCTGAACGAACCGGTTCGACGCTGAATATTCGACATGTCATTTAGTCCGGTGTTGTACATGCCGCTGTAGTTGATAGTCCAAAAATCAGAACGGATTTTTATCAGATCGCCAGGTTGGATGATGTGGTTAAGGCGGGCGTCAACCTCCAGATCCTTCTGGTACCAGCGCGGGCAGCTTTCCATGCCGTTATCTGAATTCAGTTCGTAAGTTGTTGGCCGAGTAGCGCCATTACGAATCAACGTAGTTTTAGTGTCCGACAGTAGCCAGTCATAACGCCACGCCGTTTTCATAGCGTTTAAAAAATTCCTGCTTGATGTATGGGGCAGCGTGTAGCCATGGTTAAACATCGGCAGGTCGGAGAAATCGCCAACGGTTTCGATCGGTGGACCGAATGATCGCGCAACGTCCTGAAGTATCTCTATTGCCCGCGTTTTTTCTCCCCAAGTCCTTCCGATAGTGGCGTCAGCCCAGATCACAGACCAGCAGTTCAGACGCAGATAAACGTTCACACCATCACGCCCCACCTCAACGCTATTTATCTGTCCGGTGAATACTTCTCCGGACGATTCCTCATATCCGGCAGTCAGACGGACGGTACCGAAACGCTGGCGAGTTTCATCAAATTTCTGTATCAGCTGTCGGTATTGATCAGACACGCCGTAAATCATAATCATGGCCGTGGCGACCTGATTCATAGGCATATTAGTGATAAGAAATTTGACCTGTGTCGGTGGCTCACACGTTAATTTATTCCCCTCTGCTGACGTCACTTCGAGGTTATATGTTCGCCCGAATAATCTAGTCATTTGGGTACCATCTCAGATTGTTTGTGACACCGAGGTTTTCCATTGTCGGGGTTTCGCCATCAAGCACTAATCTGCCGATTTCGGTATTCAGCCCCGCCAATAAATTGACGCCAACGTGCAGAGCTCGCCCCAACGCTATCGGATCCCCCATAGCATCACGAATATCTACGACAAAATAACTGTATCGGGTGAGCCAACGTACATTGAATCGTAACGTTGCGTTATTGAGCGTTGACGTAAATGAGAAATCAGCCAAACCGCGCGTGAGAGGAACTATTTTCATTGCGGTGTTACCTCGCCTAAATTAACGTTCGCCTGCCCCTGAGTAGCTGCCGAGTCTCCAGCAGGTAGATTCCGGTTTGTAGTCGCGGCGCTGTCATTTCTGTTTTTTATCAGCAGCGCTCGCATTTCTACGACGATCTCCTGCCCCCCTTCGTTCTGTTTGTTTTTCTGGACTCGCGTGTTAGTAATGATCATGTCGTCGTAGGATGAGTTAACGCCGACAACCGTCAGAATCGACTTTTCAACCTGGAGCTTTCGGATTTCCAGCAACGCCGACTCAGATCGTTTGCTACCTGACGCGGCGAACGCTAAGCCCGCCGATGCTGCCAGTCCGGCCAGTGCTGCCGCACCACCTCCCAGAATCGAACCGACAGCGCCGACAGCAACACCAGCACCGATCCCCGCAATGCCAGAAAACTGACCAGCCTCAGCCATTAGCGCCTTTACTGGGTTATCAGATATAGCGACCGTCATCGTTACTGTCATCGGTCGAGTAACCGCGTTGTCATTCGCTGTTTGACCTGTCTCTAACGGGTACTCGCTAACATCCGTCCGCAGTTCGCTGGATTCCTCCAATATTGCATCAAAAAAAATCCCGCCGATTTCTGGGCGGGACTTATCGAACACTCCGACGATTGACATGATTACCACCCACTATTGTTAAATGAGCGCTCCAGATTTTCTCCAGCCTCAGCTAATGCATTTGCTATAGAATCCTGAACCTGCTGCGCATCTAGTCCCAACCCAGACATGCTGATGCTGTTGTGCTGGGTAACCTGCGGTCGTTGCGATGATTCCGAACGACTATATGCAGGGCTGTACGGTGACTCACTACGCTGACGGCTGTAATCCGGTAAATAATACGACTCCATTTCAGCCTGGCTGCGTTTCGGCTGAGCATAAGGCGATGATGGCAGTGATGCCCATACGCCGCCGAGATTATTCGTTGCCGTCATGAAATCGCCACTCAGTACATTATCCAGCTGACCAGCGCGCTGAATAAGCCATAATGCGGCCATGTCCTGACTTTGCGGCGAAAAGTCGTTTAGCCCCAGCGCCGCTGCGGCCTCATCCCATGATTTTTGTGTGAACTGATAACGGCCTGCCGCCGATGTTTTATTCCACGTCCCGTCTGTCTGCTGGAAGTCTTTTAACTGGCGCGGGTGGTCAGATAGGCTGGAAATCTGTCCACCACCGAACATGGTGTGATAACCGGAATTCATATAGCCACTCGTCCCCTCGGCGCGGGATATCGCATCAAGATACGATCGGGCATTTGGGTTATTGAGTGCGGAATGTAGTGAACTACCCTGCGGTAAGTGTGTTTGGGAGGCAAGTCTTCTTACCTCTTCCTCGGGACCAAGTATCCCGCGCATCATGGCGTCATTCCTGCGAAGATGGTTCCTGAATTTAATACCCCGATCTTCAGCGTCATCCATCACATCGCTATACAGTTCCAGTGGGGATTTCTTTCCCATAATCTCACGCCTAGTGAAATTATTTGCATCCTCCTCGGGACCAAGTAATTTACGCATGGTTGCGTCGTTGCGGCGCAAGTGGTTCCTGAATTCGATCCCTCTCTTTTCAGCATCATTCATTATGTCGTCATACCAACTTCCAGACGTTACTTTATCTACAATCCCGTTAATTGTTCCTCTGTTTTTATCAACGAATTGATTTATATCACCGAGCATTTTATTCAGGTTTTCTAAGAGCGGACCGCCAATCTGATAAGAAAGAATCTCAAAGTTACGACCGATTTTTGCCATTTCATCATTAAATATTTGCGCATTTTTCAATAGCGCATCATCAATTGGGTATGTCATTTTATTTGACATTTTCATTGTTTCGTCAAAAAAACCGCTACCCATCTCCATTAATCTGGTTATTGGAGAGTCCCGCTCAAACCCTCCCCCCTCGCGCAGGAATGATTGCTGGTCGTGATTCATTTTTGAATAAGAACTGATCAGGTATTTTAACCCCTCCTCCTGACCCATTCGGGAGAATTCAGTTGGATTGAATGCCTCCCCCCAGTAAGCCTTATCATTTAATTCCCCGAACCTGGCCTTTCTTTGCAGCTCAGGGATCATCTTTGCAATATCGTGCGCGGATTCAGGGGAGAGATTAAGCCTGCGCATTGCAAATTCAAGTCCCTGAATTTGTCTGATCGTAAAGCCGGTATTGTCGCTCAGCCTCTTCATTTCCAATGCTGAGTTAGCTATCCCTGATGTCAGCGCTTTAAAGCCCAACCCAGCACCAGTGGCGGCGGCGAGTTGCATCATCCCATCAGTGACGCCTTTTATCGCGTCAGCGCCTTTTTGAAATGATTTAGCATCAGTTTCCAGACCCAACGAAACCAACAGGGAATCAATTGTTCCTGCATTTTCAGCCATTGCACTTTCTCCGGGCATTAAAAAACCCGCTCAATGGCGGGTTGGTTGTTTTCGCGATAAATTACCTATAGGTTTTATAGTAATAGGCTCGTAGAGCCCACTCGCCAAAATCTATAAAACTTCCGTAATAACTCATGGTGTCGGTAAACACTTCGTCGCTAATTCGTTTATCATTCACCGCGCGTAGCCACAGCACCACTCCGCGATCAATAGAAACAGTACACTCGTTACGCTCAACTTTTCCCGAGTACGGAGACATGCAAGTGATAATCGCCATCTCTAAATATGCGCGGATACTATTCGGATCGAGGGGAATTGGTCGCCCATCAATTTGTAGCTCACTGCCTTTTTTACATGTAACTTTATGCTTGTTGATAATGCTGATAGCCCGCGAAATATGGGGAATAAATTGTGGATGGCTACCCGTCAAAGGGATTTCACATTTCACGCGTGGTGCGTTACGTATTTCGTCTAACTTTCGCTGCGCGTCCCGTTCCTCCTGAATCCCTGCCTCTCTCTTGATATCGAGGCTCTTCTTATTCCTTTCCTCCATCATGGAATTCCATTTTTTATCCTGCTCAATCTTCTCGCTAGTAAGTCCCTGCGAGCAACCGGAGATAAAAAAAATCAAAGCAAGTGCTTTTAATGCCCTCACATCCCTGCCCTCAACCAGTAATATTAGGAAACATCCTATCACTGGCTGCGAAGCGATGGGAAGCGAGAAAACCCACCGAGGCGGGTTATCCTTTCGCGCCATCCCTAGCCTTTTCCACGCTATCGATCGCAGCCTCAATCACAGCGTGCATGATCTGCACATCATCAATCGTGTACGTGCCATCGAGCATATCAGCCCATCTCGCCAACGGTGGGCAGGCATCACCTGCCCCCAAACACGGACGCCATAAAAACCAGTCTATTCCGCTGTCGTCTCGTTCGTCGCTGTTGCGCTTGCGCCGTTTTCGCTCCCTGCGCTGAGCTTCCAGAAAGGGCCGATGTTCTCCTTTAAGACTTTGCCCAGCAGCAGCAGATAGTTTTGGATTGCGTCCTGAAACAGATTTTCGGCGACAGGGATACTATCGGCATCACGCACCATTTTTCCGTTTTTGATGCACAACTCCTTTAGTCGGTTCAGCGACAATGCATCCATGCTGGCAAGCGCAACGGCTAACCCCATATCAGATGCATTATCACCCAGCGCAGGGAGCACGCTGTTTTTGGTGGCTATTTGCAACATTTCCAGTTGGTCTTTTGCTGACGGCGTAGCGCCTGTGTACAGCACACCATCAATCTCAATTTCAATACGACGTCCCATTAGGTTTCCTCGCTGTCTGCAAACTCAAAAATGAATTGTTCGTCAGAAACACTGGTTTTACCGCCGCGCGTCATTGATCCGCGGTTAACCAGTACGCCATCAAACCCCATCACGGTTTCCGCCGTTCCTGTCTGGAAAAACGTAAACGTGGCATCTACGCCCGTTTTTTCCACGGCCAGAATCTGTCGAACCTGGTCGGAGCCGGGGATAAGATTGACTGCGACCCGTTTTGGCCGCGTCTAGAGTGGTCGCAGGTTGACATGGAAAGGAAAATGGCATGGATGCACCCAGACGAAACGAAAGCGGGCAACGCAATAGGCGTTCCGCTTAACGAAACGGCGTGCGGGATAATCAGGGCTCAGCAAGGCCAGCATAAGCGATGGGTTTTTGTTCACACCAAGGCTGCGTATCGCAGCGATGGAACAAAAACCCCCGCAATACGCAAGATGAGAACCGATAGTAATAAGGCATGGCAGGGGGCGCTAAGGCGTGCAGGCATTAGCAACTTCAGGTTCCATGATCTTAGGCACACTTGGGCAAGCTGGCTGGTTCAGTCAGGCGTTTCACTTCTTGCTCTCAAGGAGTTGGGCGGGTGGGAAACATTGGAAATGGTACAGCGATACGCACATTTATCCGCTGGTCATCTCACAGAGCACGCGAGCAAAATTGACGCAATTCTAGAGCGTAATGGCACAAATATGGCACAAGATGAGAATGTGATTTACATGAAAGCTAGATAAGTTATTGAATTAACTGGTGCCGATAATAGGAGTCGAACCTACGACCTTCGCATTACGAATGCGCTGCTCTACCAACTGAGCTATATCGGCTTTGGGATCGTCGTGGCGAGAGCCAGACGTGAACTACGGGGTGACAAATTAGTGATAATGGTACATCAAGTCAAGCGTTTGGCGATCGTCTGCCGATTTTATCGTCACCCTTATGTTGATAAGGCAGTTCTGATAATTTTCCGTACTAATAACGTCATATGCTATAGCTTTTCGGCTTAACGGACACGCATGCAGAGCATGTTTCCTGTAGTCACCATTTTCTTCGGGTGAAGTACCAGAAAAACACTACCTAATTATGTGAAAACTCAGTTTTATTTTCATATAAACATTCCTGTTTTATAAAAGTTGATATTTACAATAAAAATATCTTTTTACCTTTCTGATATAAATGCAATACATAACAAAACCCAAGTGTACCGTTTAGGATAATTCCCTATTCTTTTTATTTTCTATTTTGCTCTACTTGAATGACCAGGACGACAAGGAGGCGGTCTTAACGTGAAGCTTTCAATAATACGTTGTCGACGGCAAGGTTATTGTTAGCGTAGTCATTAAGCGCTGTAAGAGGAAATAGACCATGAATATGAAACCACTGTTTTTAGGCTTAATTCTGGGAACCAGTTACATTGGCATGGCGGCAGCAAATGATCTGGACTCTGCCCGAACTTCAGCGGAATCGGCCTTCAGTCACGATCGCGCTGAAGCGAGAGAAAAAGCGTCAGAGGCGCGAACCAAGGCGCATGAGCACGACGCTCAAGCGCGGGAAAAAGCGAATGACTTCAAAGCGGATCTCAAATCAAGGGAACCAGAAGCCAGAGAAAAGGCAGATAAAGTCAAAGCTGATGTGAAATCCAGAGAATCAGAAGCCAGAAAAGACGCTGAAAAAAGCTGGGCCGACGTCAAATCTAAAGCCGATAATTTTAACAGCCGTGCGGAGAAAAATGCTCGCGAAACCGCCGACTCAATCCACAACGCCGCAGAGAAGCATCAGCGTTAA